AAAGTTTTGTTGGGTGTGGTAGTTATATCACTCCTCATTTCGTCCAATCTGGGTTTGCAATACAGGTCTGATACTGCAATTTATGTTCCTATGACTGTTGAGCAGGCAGAGGAAGAGATTGCTTTATTTGGACCTAATGTTATCGAATCTCTAGAACAAGAGGAGGATGAAGAGGCACAAACTATTGAAATTCTTGTAATCGATTCGAAGCAAAGAGATTGTTTAGCTCGTGCCATTTACTGGGAAGCAAGAAATCAGTCACTTCAAGGTATGATTGCTGTAGGATTGGTTGTAATGAATCGCGTTCGTGATGGTCAATTCGCAAACACTCCATGTGAAGTGATTTATCAAGGTTGCCAGTTTTCTTGGGTTTGCAGTAAAAGAAATAAGCAAGATCCAGCAAAAGTAGGTAACGATAACGACAAACAAGCTTGGGCTATATCTATTTCTGTTGCTAATGAACTATTATTGATGTATGACACGTTCAATGATATAACCAAAGGAGCAATATATTTTCATGCATATTATGTAAAACCAAATTGGTCTACTTGGAAGAAAATAGAGAAAACAGTACGCATTGACGATCATATTTTTTATCGTGTAAGGAGCATGTGATGCCCACTAAAGAAGAGATGCTTATTTTCGCAAAAAGTATTGAAACGATTGTTCAAGAAAAGGAACTGAACTATATTGATGCTATCACGCATTTTTGCGAAAAGAATACATTAGAGATAGAATCAGTAATAGGTTTGATCAATCATGCATTGAAGGCTAAGATTGAAATTGATGCATCTAGGTTGAACTTAGTTCCTAAGAGCAACACACTGCCGATATGACCATGTCTGCTATTGAAGCATACAAGATTTTTCAATCGGTCAAGTTACATTTCACTAGTGAGAAATATAACTTCTTCAAGAGCGGCAAGGTAAAGATATCGGAAAAAACATTTTCTATGAGGCGTGATAGATTCGTTTTTCAAAGATTGGCAACAAAGTATAATCGTGAGGAGTTGATTTCATTGGTATTAGCTAATGCATTGAAAAATGAAACTGTTTGGTCTATGAACCTGCTGGAGCCTGAAGCAGCGGATAATATGACTGAGTACCTGAACAGGATTCAAGCTATCACATATAACCTGAAACAGGACACAAAGAAGTTATTGGATTGGTCCTTGACTAATGGTGTATCTGTAGATAGAATGTTGATTTGTGACGGAGGGTATCCACCTTTGTTGGACATGGCTATGAAAGGCGAGGTTAGTTTAGAAACATTGGTCATAATGAATGAGATTTTGGGGTTCTTTGATATGTGGAAACGCAAGATTGGTGATCGAATCATATGGCCATCATTTGCACACAAATGCGAGAAGTATTCAGCCTTTGTGTTGCCTAGGGTTGATCTACAGAAAATGAAAAAGATCATAAAGGATGAACTTTGTACTTGACTGTAGATCAGGCGTCATATATAATACTTGTATATGATGAGTTTTGTGGATAAGACGTATAATAACCATACATTGCATATGAAAGGAAATACAATGTCATCTTTTGCAGCACTCAAGCGTTCCAGTGGTAATGTCGATAAACTGGCTCGCGAACTCGAAAAGCTTACCACACCAGCAACTAACTCTTCTGACGACGATAGGTTTTGGAAGCCGGAACTGGATAAGGCAGGCAATGGTTTTGCGACCATTCGGTTTCTTCCTGGCCCTGCCGTTGATGGTGATGATGCTCTACCTTGGGTCAGAGTATTTGATCACGGTTTTCAGGGTCCTGGTGGTTGGTATATTGAGAATTCTTTGACTACTCTGAATCAGAAAGATCCCGTTAATATGGCGGCTTAATACAGTAATGTATTAAGAAAAAACTGTTAATTGCTGGAAACCCCTTAGAGATAACATTACCACAAAGAATTGCTTGTCTTAAATAAGCACGAAGCGAGAAATCGCAAACTTGAAGGTTCAAAAAATATGTTATATTGGGCAATCAGCAGCCAAGCACCTAACCCAACATGGTATGGTGAAGGTTCAACGACTATCCTTTTAGGAGTAGATTCAAGTGAATCGAAATGCAGTTCGACCCAAAATATGGGTTGATGATATAGTCTGGTCTGTATGGAAACATACAGTTGGTGTGAAGCCAAATACAAGAGTAACGAACTTGTATAAACACAAACGTTCCGAATATAACACAGTTCTTTGGAACTCTGGTATTGAGGCTAATAAGGAGATTGCACGAAAGCAGAAGCGTCGTCTTAAGTATATTGCTAACATCTTGGTTATCAGCGATCCGAAGAATCCTGATAATGAAGGTAAGGTTTTCTTGTATCGATTTGGCAAGAAGATCTTTGATAAGATCAACGAGGCTATGAATCCCCAGTTTCAAGATGAGAAGCCTTTGAATCCTTTTGACTTTTGGCTTGGTGCAAACTTCAAGCTCAAGATTCGTAAGGTTGAGGGTTATCAAAACTATGACAAGTCTGAGTTTGAATCACCAGCACCATTGTTTGATGGTGAAGATACCAAGCTTGAGAAGATTTGGAAGGCTGAGCATTCATTGAAGGAATTTTTGGACCCGAAGAACTTCAAGAGTTACGACGAACTCAAGGCTAAGTTGAATCGTGTTCTTGGTGTTGAGGCTTCTTTAACCTCTAATGCTAACAGAAACAGTAAGGCTGAATCTTCAAAATCAGCATCTAAGACAGAGGAGCCTTCTTGGGATTCTTCTGATAGTGATGATGACGATGAGATGAAGTATTTTAGCAAGCTTGCTAGTGACGACTGAGTAGGAAAGAGGGGAGCTAAAAACTCCCCTCTTTTTTTATGATACTTGGTACAGAGAAGATGTCATTTGCATTTTGATAAATGTTGGATCTTCATTTCTTATACTTGCAATAACACGACCACCACCGCCCGTGCTATTGTTTACATTGGTGATATTTGTGGTATTTGGTGCTATTACAGGTGGTGTTGCAGCAGCTGCTTCTTTATTCATAGAGAGTTCTTGTGCTCTTGATTCGATAGCAGCACCAGTGGTTCTTTCAGTAGGTTCAGGTATTGTATTGTCTGTTTGTGGAACTATTTTATTCGCAGTGGCTTTTATTTGTTCTGATGTGGTTGATGGTGGTTGTTTAGTGAGGTTCAGAGCTTGTTGTTGTTCTTTTTGGAATCTATTGAGCACACTTTGTTGTACTTCGGGTGTACTAGAACTAAACTTAGTTCCTCTTTCCGCATATATGCCTTTGATCAGATCTTCTTGGCTCATACCCGGTTTATAGACTTTATTGAAGATTTGACCAGCACCACCACCACCATGTTGTACAGAGGTGCTCCACATTACTTCTTGAAGGGCTTGGCTATCACCTATCATTTTTTGAAGATTTTCATCTTTCACTTTACCCATACCAACATCATAATGTGTTTTTTTGATGAAGTCTTTTTCAGATGTTTGTAGTTTGCCTTCTTCTGCTAATTTTTTCCATTCCTTACCAAATTTACCACCACCAGCAACATTAGGATCTCCAGCTTGGGATAGTCTTTCATATGCTTCTGGATTATTTTCTTTTAGGTAGCTCATGAAGCGATCCATGGTACCTGTTTTGGTTGCGATTTGGTATGCGCCATAGGAAGAACCACCAGTTTTATCGAAACCTATAGCAGAGGTTCCCATTTTACCTGATTCATATTGTTTTGCCATGAATCCGAGTTGTTGATCATCAGTTCTTGGTGTTGTTGGCACTTTTTCGGCTGCATTTGTTGTTGGTTTTTGCGTTTTTTCAATACCAGCTGCGATAGCTTGAGCAGCAGGTGATAGATTTGTTGATGAGAGGTCTGGTTGTTGAGATATGTTACGCGATATTTGTTCTCTTATTGCATCAGGTATATTTCCTGCTGTTGCGACTTGTAGGTTTGGTATTTGTAAAGAAGACTGTCTTGCTGCTGCTGGTGCTGCTGCTGGTACTGGTGCTGCTGGTGCTCCTGCTGGTACTGGTGCTGCTGCTCTTGTTGGTGGTGCTGCGGAGTCTAAGATCATGGGGTTCGTAGAGTTGACAAGGGGATTTGTGGACG